GCCCACTTCGCGGGCCGACGACGGATAGCCGTCCGGCGCTTCACGCGCCGCTCCCTCGCACATCCCCATCCCGCCACCGCCCGCATCGGAGCATGACGCATGCTGTCCGCACGATCCTGCATGTCCGAAATCCAACTCGCCGCCGCAGTCATCCATCGCGCGCTGGAGGACGCCATCACGCCCAATGAGCGCCTGGCCAAACCACGCATCATCCAAGGCGCGCACGGGCGCCGTCAGGTCTTCACGCCCGGCCTCAAGCCCCGCGATCGCGAGGAAGCCGTCCGCTTCCTGCTCGACGACGGCGAAGGCTGGACCGGCGCCCGTGAAGCCTGGTGCGAGCAGGCCGACCTTGATCCGTTGACGCTGCGTCGCCGCGCGCTGCAGCGGATCCCGATCGAGCACATCCCTGCCGAATTGCGCGCGCGATTGCTGTCCATGCCCGCGCCGGCGGGCATGCACCGCCCCCCGCTTCCGGCGGCAGCCTTCGTGGCATCCGCAACGCCGCTGTCGCTGGAGGCCGCATGATGGCCGCGTCCATTCCGAACCGCCTCACCCTTGATGCCGTCCGCCGCCTGCCGGTTGGCGACGTTATGGGCCTACCGTCCGAGCACCTCGCCCTGCTGCAGGCGGATGCGCGCGAGGCGCTGGAGGCTGCCAAGCGCACGGCAGACTGGGTCGAGGGGGCGATCGCGTTGCGGTACCAGCAGCGTGCCGTCGCCGCGCGGGCCGTGGCCGGTAAGGACACCGGGACGGTGCACTTTGTGGACGGCACCGTCGAGGTCACGGCCGACCTGCCGAAGAAGGTCGAATGGAACCAGCCCCAGCTGGCCACACTCGCCGAGCAGATCCGCGCCGGCGGCGAGAATCCTGGTGAATATGTCGAGGTCAGCTTCCGGGTCTCGGAGCGCGCCTATGCCGCCTGGCCGGAGCGCATTCGCAGCGCCTTCGAGCCGGCACGGACGGTGCGCACCGGCAAGCCGACCTATCGCCTCGCCATCCTCTCCGACATCGAGCTGCGCGACAGTCCGCATACCGGCGTCCCCGCTGCCCTGGTGAGGAACGGCTGATGGCGCTGCGCATCGTCACTGCCGACGAACGCCTATCGCGCGCGGCGAACAAAACCACCATGGCGCTGTTCGGTCCGAGCGGCGTGGGCAAGACCACGCAGCTCAAGACCCTGCCCGCGGCGGAGACGATCTGCATCGATCTCGAGGCCGGCCTCAAGTCGGTGCAGGATTGGCGCGGCGACAGCATCCCGGTGCGTTGCTTCGAGGATGCGATCGACATCGCCTGCCTGGTCGGGGGCGTGAATCCTGCGGCCGATCCGCAAGGGTTCTTCTCGGAGGGGCACTATCAGCACCTCGCCGCGGCGCATCCGGACCTGGTGCGGCTGATCGCCAGCAAGTCGATTGTCTTCCTCGACAGCATCACGGACCTCACGCACCAGGCCATGGCCTGGGCCAAGACGCGGCCCGAAGCCTTCTCCGACAAGACCGGCAAGCCCGACACGCGCGGCGCTTATGGCCTGCTCGCCCGCGAGGTCATCGGCCTGCTGAAGCACCTGCAGCACGCGCCGGGCAAGACCACGATCATGGTCGGCATCCTGGAGAAGGTCACCGACGAGTTCGGCAAGGTCACCTGGCAGCCGCAGATGGAAGGCGGCAAGGCCGCGCGCGAGCTCCCCGGCATCGTCGATCAGGTGGTGTCGATGGCGCTGTTCTCCCGCGACGGTGACGCCTGGCGCCACGACCCCGAGCGCGGCAGCGAGCGTCGGCTGGTCTGCCGCGCCGGCAATGCCTTCGGCCTACCCGCGAAGGACCGCTCCGGCCGGCTCGACGAGACCGAGCCGCCGGACCTCGCCGCCCTGCTTCGCAAGATCAACGCCCAAGCCAGCACCCGGGGGTGATGCCCATGTACGACATGAACGATGCCGAACTGCCGCGCGGTTCCGACCTCATCCCGGACGGCAGCTTCGTCAAGGTGACGATGGCCATCCGCAAGGGTGGTCTCGACGGCCAGGGCGAATCGGATCGCGGCCTGCTCAAGGCGACCAAGAGCCCGGGCAGCGACGTGAAGATGTTGGACTGCGAGTTCACGGTGATCGCCGGCCAGCACATTCGCCGCAAGTTCTGGCAGACCTTCACCGTCATCGGCGGGAAGGTCGACGAGCAGGGTGTCTCCATCGGCTGGAAGATCTCGAAGGGCATCTTCCGGGCGATGATCGACAGCGCCCTCAGCCTCGATCCGCAAGATATGGGCGAGGCGACCAAGGCCAAGCGCATGCTACGGGGCCTCGCCGACCTGCATGGCATCACCTTCGCCGCCAAGGTGCGGGTCGAGCCTGCCGACGACCCGCGTTACAGCGATAGCAACCGCCTGGACCGCGTGGTGCTGCCCGGTGAGCCGGAGTACCGGCGTATCATGGATGGCGAGGCGGTGCCGGCCTCACCCACCCAGCGGGCATCGCGGACGGCGGCGGCCGCGGTCGCACCAGGCGGGGCGCCTGCCTGGGCCACGCCTGCCGCGTCCCAGGTGCCCGCGGCGGCGACCCGCAGTTGGGAACGTCCGGCGCCAGCCGCCCCCGCCCAGACGCCGCCGCCGGCCCCAGCGGCCATCTCGGGCGGCCCGGCCTGGCTGAACGGCTGATGACGGCATGGCCCGACGACGCTGGGCGGGGGCGCGGCCGACACCGCGCCCCGCGGCATCCACGCCGCCGCCGCCCCTCCCGGGGTGCACCCCGGCGGATCAGGTCCGCCGCCTCACCTGCGCCCTGTGCCGGCGCGAGGCGAAGGGCTTCGGCTATGTGCATGAGCTTCGCGTCGGTCTCCATCCGAAGCTGTCGTTCTGCTCGATGCGCTGCTGCGAAGCCGGTAGCGCTCTGGCGCGGCGGAGCGGCGGCGTGATCGACAAGACCCCGATGGAGGTGCGCGCGGTGAAGGACGCGCGACGCCCGCTCGCCGCGGTGCTGGTGGAGCTGCATCTCATGGCGCCGTTCCATGACCGCAGCGCGATGGAGATCGATCGCATCATCGAGGCCTGTGTCGATGGCTTCCAGGCATCCATGCAGCGCCAGGCCGCCAAGCGGGATCCGCTCGACGACCCGATTCCATTTTAGGCGTCGGCGTCATGCTCGATCTCAATCATGGCTCCGGGCTGGTCTACGGCCGCGTCGCAGCTGACACCGCCAACACCACCGCGCGCATCAACGTGCACGTCGACGCCGCGCTGGTCGCGCGGAACCGTCAGCAGGTGCCGCGCGACTATCTCGGCGGCAGTCGGGTCGGCGAAGCCTGCGCGCGCAAGCTGGTCTACGAGATCACGCACACGCCAAAGGACGTCGACCGCGACTTCGATGGCGGCATTCTCCGCATCTTCGACGCGGGGCACCAGTTCGAGACGCTGTCCATTCGCTGGCTGCGCCAGGCGGGTTTCGATCTGCGCGATCGCGGCGCCGAGGGCGTGCAGTTCGGCTTTGCCGCAGTAGGCGGAAAACTGCGTGGCCATGCCGACGGCGTCATCGTGGCCGGGCCCGATGTCGGCATCCGCTGGCCCTCGCTCTGGGAGCATAAGGCGCTCGGCCAGAAATCGTGGAACGACCTCGTCAAGCACGGGCTGCGCCAGTCCAAGCCGATCTACTTCGCGCAGGTGCAGCTCTACATGGCCTATCTCGAACTCGAAGTGGCGCTGCTCACCGCGCTGAACCGGGACACGCTGGCGCTGCACCACGAGGCGGTGCCCTTCGACGCGACCGAGGCGCAGCGTCTGTCCGACCGCGCCGTCGACATCCTCCGCGCTGCTGACGCCGGCGAACTCCCGCCGCGCATCGCGCAGGCCCGCGATTTCTACCTTTGCCGCTTCTGTCCCTATGCCGCGCGTTGCTGGGAGGCGCCCGCATGAGCTTCACCCCATCTCCCCAACAAGCGGACGCCATCCGCGCCATCGTGGATTGGTTTCAGAACCGGACGCACCAGCAGCAGGTTTTCCGGCTGTTCGGCTATGCCGGCAGCGGCAAGAGCACCGTCATCACCCACGCCATCCAGGCGCTCGGCATCGACGTGGCAGTCAGCGGTGACGAGGAGGATGCGGCACCCCGCCGCATTCTCTTCGCGGCCTTCACCGGCAAGGCGGCGCTGGTCATGACCCGCAAGGGCACGCCTGCCTCCACGATCCACTCGCTGATCTATCGCGTCTCGGAGGCGACGCCTGAGGAAATCGACCGCGTCGAGCGCGACCTGGTCGACCTGCAGCGCGGCCTCGGCCGCATGGCACCCGCCGAACGCGCCTTCGCGGAGATGCAGATCAGCAAGCTGCAGCTGCGCCTCGCTGACATTCACAAGCCCACCTTCCTGCTGAACGAGCAGTCGCTCGTGCGTGATGCCGACCTCATCGTGCTGGACGAGGTGTCGATGGTCGGGCCGGAGATGGCAGCCGACCTCCTGGCCTTCGGCAAACCCATCCTGGTGCTGGGCGATCCCGGCCAGCTGCCCCCGATCAAGGGCACCGGCGCCTTCACGGAGGCACAGCCGGACATCATGCTCACCGAGATCCACCGCCAGGCCGGCGAGAGCGCCATCATCCGGCTCGCCACCATGGCGCGGCAGGGCATCGACATCCCGCCCGGCGAGCATGACGCGCATGTCTGGAAGCTGCCGCGCAATGCGGTGCGACCCGAGCAGATGCTGCGCGGCGGCCAGGTCATCTGCGGCCGCAACGACACGCGGCGCTGGCTCAACAGCCAGATCAAGCAGGCCGCTGGCTTTCCCGCACCCTATCCCGCGGGCCAGGACGAGAAGCTCATCTGCCTCAAGAACCGCCACGACCTGAGCTTGGTCAACGGCATGTTCGTGTCGCTGGCGGAGATCCGCCACGAGAGCGACCTGGCCTTCTCGGCCACGATCACCACCGAGGACGGCGTCGCCATCTCCGGCCGGCACCGCTTCTACAAGGGCCATTACGACGACCATGTTCGATACGACCGGGAGCGGTTGACCCGCGACTACCGCGAAATGCGGGGGCTGATCGAGAGCAGCTGGGGCTATGCCATCACCTGCCACAAGGCCCAGGGCAGCCAGTGGGAGAATGTCGTCGTCTATGACGATGGGCTGAGCCGCACGGCCGAGGACCGCAACCGCTGGCTCTACACCGCGATCACGCGCGCCGAGCGCGGGTTGGTGATCCTTGATTGACCTGAACGACGTGGCGCCGTGCGAACCCGCCCTCCGCTACGACCTCGACACCATCGCGGCCAGACTGCGCGACACGGCCCATGCCTGGGTGCCGGGGCTGTTCCCCAATGGGCGCCGCCAGGGCGATGAGTGGCGGCTCGCCAACATCCAGGGCGCGCCTCCGCGGCAGTCCGGATCCTGCGTGATCATGCTGGCCGGCGAACATGCCGGCGACTGGCACGACTTCGATGGCGCCCAGGGCGGGGGGCCGTTCAGCACGCTGGAGCACGGCACCGGCCTTTCGGGGCGGCTGCTATTTGCCGAGGCTGCCGCGCGTGTCGGCTGGACGGGTGAGGCCCCCGCGCGGCAGGAGTCGCCCCCGGCGCGTAAGCCCGAGCGGGACATAACGCATGAGATCGGCTTTGTGCGGGAGCACGCGGTGCCGATCGCCGGCACGCCCGCCGAGCTCTACCTCCAGGGACGCGGCCTGGCCGTGCCGCCCGACGCCGACCTGCTGTTTCATCCCGACCTGACGAACTTCGAGACCAAGA